GGCTGATGGGCTGGCCAATCGATTGGACCGACCCGAGTGGTGGTCCGTCGAGCGAGGACTTCCGCGCGTGGCTGGAAAGCAACCGCACCGCGCTGACCGACTACGTGCGATCGGCAACGGTCAGGTACCACTCTGCCGAGCCATCGCCTGGAAATTGCTTGGTGGGCCGTAGTGAGGGCGTGGTGATTGCCGTCGGTCCTGGCAAGGAAATGAAACGCGGCCGTCGTCAGGTGATGCAACTCGCGGTCGGCGATCGCGTCGTATTTCACAGCTACGCCGGCACCGACCTCCGTGTCGCCGGTGAGAATATCACCGTGCTGGAAGAGTGCGACGTGATCGCGCAGCTGGTGTCGCCATGAACACATGGACGCCCGACACCGTGTCGGCTGAGGCGATGTTCTGTGCAATGCGGGGCAGCGTTCCGGCCGTGACCATGGCGCAATGTGCCGCGATTCTTGCTGCGATCCGCTCCGGCAAGATCCCGCTGCCAGAGGATGGGCCGCAGATCGCAGCGCTTCGCGCCCGCGTGGCGGTGCTGGAGGCCGTGGTCGCTGATATGAACCGACGCCTAGCGGAAGCGTGCCTATCGGCACCAAGCGCCGGGCATGATCTAGTGGACGAGGTGTGTGGACTGCTGCGCGTGGCTCGCAGTCAGCGCGACGCTGCATGGGCGTCATGGGGCGCTGAGCGCAAGTTGCGGCATGATGCGATGCCCCCCTTGACGACTGATGAAACGACATGAGCAGAGAACATGCGATCATTCTTCTGGATGTTGTGGAAAAGACCCTTGGAAGCTGGACGGTGCTTGCGCATAAGCTGGCCCACATGCTTGCACTGATACGTGAGGCTAAGGGGAATCTGGAGGCGCAGGCCAAGGGGCATGCCAACGAATGTGCTGTTGGAATAAAGCTTCGAGATTCCGTCGCGGACGAACTTGAACTAACGCTACGCGCGCTCCGTTGTAGTCGCGCCCGCGTGGCGGAACTTGAGGCGAAAGAGCGATGGACAGAGCAGGCGGAGGAAGACATCGACGCCGCCCGGAATTTGTTCGTCGCAGCAGGCGCGTCAGAGTCGTACGACGGCGGGAACTCGATGTCGCGCCTTCCTGACTGTGCGCGGGCAATCATCGCAGAGCGGGATGCCGCTGCCGCCCGCGTGGCGGAACTGGAGTTAGAGCGCGACACCACCAGCGCTACCACCCGCGCTGCGCGCGTGACGGAACTGGAGCAACTTGCCCAGGTGCAGGTGGTGGATAACGCCGGCGTCTGCCGGTTTCTTGCGTGCCTGCGCGAGTCGGTCACCAGGGACGGCTATGTATTGTCCTATGCAGCAGTAGCGGATGGCTCGTATGCCGACCGTGCGCACGCCATCGGCGGGGTGTGGACGACGAAAGAGCTGCGCGCTGCGATTCTCGCTGCGCTACCGGCTTGACCCCCCCCGCTTTTCCTAGGCACTCTGCGTCGTTCGGTCGGCATGATTGCGCGGCTCGAAGGGCGCCATATCGTAGGTATTATGAGCATTGACGAAATGCCTGCCGGCCCCGAGATCGACCGCCTCGTGGCGGTTTTGATGGGCGATGACATTGCTGTATTGTCCGGGCATCGATGGCGGCAAGACGAGGCGGGCGAGGTTGATTTGTTCGCGTGTGAAAGCGACCCACACAATGGCCCATTGTGCACTCGCTGCCGGGGGACGTATTGCGTTCATTGTGGCAAAGTGCCAGATGAAAAATGCGCTCCATCTGTTCGAAGTTACTCTACCGACATTGCTAGATCGTGGCTAGTCGCTGAGAGGATGCGCTTGATGGTTTTCCCGTCAAAGGGCGGATGGGCCGCGGCATTGGTTGACCGTGTTGATGGCGACAATGGCGAGCCGCCTCACGCCGACCACTTCGTCGATGCGTCGCTGCGCATATTCGCACGCGCCGACACCGCCCAGCTTGCCATCTGCCGGGCTGCGCTGAAGGCCATCAGTGCCTGACCCCCCCCGCTTTTCCTAGGCACTAGGAAACCCCGCCGCGTAGACGTGGCGGCAGATGTCATCTGTCACCGACTTCAAGGCCGCGCTCACTGCCGTTTCTGCGGCCATCAGTGCCGGCAGCTTCGGCGTCGCGCGCACGCAACTTGCGCTTGCGCGTGTGGCGCTGGCGGGAATTCCCAACGTCGGCAATGACGGCACCACGGTCGCCTTTCGCGAGGATCTTGCGGCGGTGACCAAGGCCGTTGATGCGCTTGAGGCGGAATCGGGCGGACGCCGGAATACCATCCAGCGTTCTCGGGTCACGAACGTTGAGCCCACGTGAAAGACTTCCTGCGGCGCCTTGGCCACGCGTTCGCGCCGGCGCGTGTGCCGCTCGCTCAGCGGTCGAGTGCGTTGCCGCGCGCTGACGTGGTCGGCAGTTTCGTCCGCGCCTGGAACGGCGCCAACCAGGACCGCACCACGCGCGCGCATTGGGGCCGCGCAACCAACAACAACGTCAATCAAGACCTGGCTGCCGACCTCGCGACGCTGCGATCCAACTCTCGCTTCGAGCGTCAGAACAACGGCATTCTTGAGGGCATGGTCAAGACGCACACCGATGACGTGATCGGTCTTGTCGGGCCGCAGTTGCAGCTGCTGACTGAGGACACCAAGTGGCAAGCCCGCGCGGAAAAGATTTGGAAGAACTGGTTCGCGATGCCGGACTACAACGGCCAGATGGCTGGCGTCGATTTCCTGGAGCAGAACAATCGCCAGACCTGGGATTGTGGCGAGTACTTCAATCAATTCGTTTCTGATCGTAGTGCTCAGGGTCCGGTCAAATTGCGGCTGCTGGCGATTCATCCGCGGCGCATCGATTCGCCACCTGGTTGGTACGGCGACCGCAGCGTGACGCTGGGCGTGCGCCGTGAGCGCGCGGGCAAGCCCGTCGGTTATTTCGTCGACGACCTGGTCGAGCACCAGTGGGCCGTCGGCACCGGCACGACCTTCACCGAGATTGCCGCGCGCTACATGATCCATGGGTATGTCATCAGCGAGCCTAACCAGGCGCGTGGCATTCCGCGCCTGGCCTCATGCCTGAATGTCGTCGCGCAGTTGCGCGACTACGAGCGCGACGTGATGGGCGCCGCGCGCATGGCGGCGATGCTGGCGGTCCTGCTCTATACCGACTTCAAGCCCGGGGAAGTCGATCCGGTCGTGCTCGACGGCGGCAGTGGCACCGACCTGGAACCGTCGACCATGACGGCGCTGCCTCCTGGCTACAAGCCGACGCAGATCACGCCAGCCCAGCCCGGCAATACCTACGAAACTTTCCGCAATGAAAAGCTGATGGAAATGGGCCGTCCGGCAAACATGCCGCTGATGGTCGTCCGCCTGGATGCCAGCGGCCACAGCTACGCCAGCGCGCGGCTCGACGGCCAGAGCTATGATCGTGCACTCAAAAAAGAACAAGGCGCCACCGAGCGCGTGTTCCTGAATCGCTGCCTGGGTGAAGTGCTGATGGAGGCACAGCGCGCCGGCGTGCTCGGTGCCACCCCTGCAGATCTCGCGATCAACTGGGTGTGGATCCCGCGTCCGCACGTCGATGAAGTTAAGACCGCCGTCGCTCAGACTATGCAGATCAACAACAAGACGCAGTCCAACGCCGGAGCCTGCGCAGAAAACGGCCGTGACGCCGACGTGGTCAAAGCGCAGCTGCGCCGCGAACAGGCCAGCGACGACAAGGCGTTGGTCGATCGCGTCACTGAAATTCAGGGATTTATTAATCTCGCCGCCGCCAAGGATCCCTCGATCAAACTTACCTGGGCACAGGTCATGGCCGCCAGCGGCGCACAGACCGCTCCCGCCGCATATATCGAAGCCGCAGCAAAGTCGATGCTCGCCGACGTGGATGTTGACGGCGTCAAAGGCGACGGGGACAACGGCAAGCGTAAGGGCAAGGGCCCAGATCGAGACGATGACGACGGCGACGACGCTACCGTTTCTGCCGCGCTCGCACTCGCCCGTGCTGCCGTCGATCGCCCGGCGCCGCCCGTGACGGTCAACGTCACCGCCGGGAATCCCTGACCATGCTCCCGGTCGCCGCCGCAGACGACTGGCAGTTTTCCTAGGCACTAGGAAAACTGTCATGATAGATGTGCCCTCACGATGACTGACTTGCGCCCGATCTTCGACATGTTTCGCAGTGATCCACTGCCGGCGGATCTGTTCGTGCGCTCGTACGCGATGCGCGCGACCACCGCGAACGAAGCGAGCCGCACCGTCGACGCCGTGCTTTCGACGGAAAATCCCGTCTACGGTTTCTGCATGCGCACCTTCTCGCTGATTCGCGAGATCCTGGTGATCGAAGGTATGAAGAACCTGCCAGCGCAGGTTCCGTTGCTGGACACTCACGACCGCAGCTCGGTGCATAAAGTCCTGGGCAGCACGCGCAACCTGCGCGTCGAAGGCAATCAGCTCGTCGGCACCCGGCACTTTTCCAGTGTCAAGGAAGGCGCCGACGCTTTTACCAAGGTCAAAGAAGGCCACCTCACCGACGGCTCGCTCGGGTATCGGCCACTGGCTTATACCGAGCTGGAGCCCGGCACGTCGACGGTCATCAACGGCCGGTCGTTCACCAATGACGGCCACGACGTTTTGCGCATCACCACCGAGTGGATGCCGTTTGAGGACAGCGTCGCGGCCATCGGCCAGGACTCGTCCGCCAAAGTTCGCTCAGCCTCCAATCCAACCCCTTCCGCCAATCCGGCGGGCACCCCTCAAGGAACCGCCATGACCATCGAGCAGATGATCGCCCTGTACGGCGAATCGCACCGCGCCCTCATCACCAAACTGCACAACGAAAAGATGGCCGACGCACAGATCGCCGCCAAGGTGATGGAAGCAGTCGCCGCCTCGGCCCGTGCCGTCACCAGCGTGCCGCCTGTGTCAGCGACCCAGGGCGATGAAACGGTGCGCGCGCAGGTGATGGCCGAACAGCGCACGCGCATCAGCGCGATCCGCGCCGCTGCCGGCAGCGACATGCCTGCTGAGTTGGTCAACCGCGCGATCGACGAAAACTGGGACGTGAACCGCGCCAACGGCGAATTCCTGGCAGAATCGCGCCGCGCCCGTCCGGCGCCCGTCGGTCACCACGCCGGCCGCGACGCTGGCAGCCAGACTCCGAACGATCCGATCGAGG